AGTAGTGTTCTCCTTACATAACAAAATAGTTCAATCAAAAGCTAAGAAAAATATAATAAGTTAAGTAATCAACATCCTAAAAACTTGCAGAGTTCCTTAGTACATCGGACTTAGATGGGTTGCAAGCAACCTCTTGGTTTTTAAGATTTAGATTTTGGATTTCTAAGATAACATAATTGAAACATTTAAACATAATGAAAGAAGTACATAATTTACATAGGTAGACACAACACTACAACAAAATAGGTAAACAAACCATAACAACAGATATATAAATTTAAAATAGCACAAAACAAAAACATAGATTACTGAGCATTACCAATAATAACATATCCTTCCTCAGTATTCTCAGACACTGGTAATGGGATATTGTACTTGTTGAATACTGCTACCAATGCAGCTTTGGCAGACTCTATTGTTGTAATGTCATTACCTGCTAGAGCCTCAGTAAGTTTGCTCTTAGCATCAGACATCTCAGATTGAATTTGTTTGAGCTTGATGGCTTCAACCCTTTTTGCACTATCCCTCAACAGCAAGTTTGAAGAACTTGTATCCTCACTAAGTTTGTTCTTCATCTTGTTAAGCCCTTGATCAGTGCCCCAGATTAAAGCATTGGAAAAGTCCTCAAGCTGCCTAAGAGCGTCTTTCCTCTCATTGTATTTCTTATCCAAGTAACTCTTTATTTTCTGAAAGTTATTGCTTCCAGACATTAGAGCTACTTCAGCAGGTAATTGTTTTTCAAAAGTAAACACATCCCAATGAACTTTTTCATAAACTCCATTATCATCTGGCAGGGTTTTCCATGATATATCAAGAAACCCAGCAGTTGAATCTGTTTGGGACATTCTTGTGTCAGGAAAGGAAATATAGAACCTGATCTTGTTGATATCCATTGTATCAGTTGCGAAATCAAGCGAACCAGTTATAAATTGCTGGAAATTTGGATCAAAAGGTACCGCTGTTATTGTGTTTCCAACAAGATCAACATTAATCTTGCCAGTTTTCAAAAGTTCTTTCTTACCAGCTTTGATACCATTATCCTTGAATCTGCCATCAATGACTATTAGTGTCGCCATTTCAATAAACATACTGGAAGTTGGCGTCCAAAGCACAGCTACATTAGCTATCCTTGTCATTGCTTGTTTTGTAGCCATCCATCTTTTCCAGAGATCATGGTACACTGAGATTGGCAGTTCACAGGTTTCAGCCTTAACTGGAAGCCTGACTTTGACATTCATAGATTTTATACTGTTCCATGTAATCTCAGTCATAGATTCAATACTATTTAATCCATCTTTTGTGAACTCATGATTGTTAACATCAGTTGGTTTCATTCCACTGGTACTAGGAAACATGCATACAGCAAGCAGTAAGATCGAGGAAATAAACATCCTTTCAAGGTGAATTAAACTTACTTTAAGGATTTAATATTTTTTCTGTTGATCTGTTTATGATGTAAGGAGTTCACTACT